GGGATAGGGTGTCCGGTGATATGCTACCGTCCGGTGTTGACCACGTGGTGTTTGATTTCGCAGTTAACTCAGGGCCGGGGCGTGCAGCCAAAACACTTCAGCGGATACTCGGAGTTAAAGAGGACGGAGACATCGGCCTCAAAACCCTGGCTAAAGCAGTGTCCTTGGACAGCAGTAAACTCATTGCCGATTACAACACAGCGCGGTTGGCGTTCCTTATGGCACTCCCGGCATGGGGTACTTTCGGCAAAGGCTGGGGCGCACGAGTGGCTTCAGTATCATCGGAAGCTACAAATCTAACCGCTTGAAAACCCTTTCAGGCTATAATTCAACGTAAACGCGCCAGCTGTATCAGCGGCTTCAAACCAACTGGAGTCCCCATGTACACGATGACGTACAGCAGCTTGCTTGTAGACGTGCGCCGCTATCTTGAGCGGGGTTTCACCGCAGAGAGCGACCAGATCGTCTACGACCAACTGCCGCGCCTGATCACACTGGGCGAGCGACGTATCTCCCGCGAGCTCAAGATTCAGGGCTTTATCCGCTCCGTGCAAACACCTCTTCAAGCGGGTGTCGCCACCTACCGCAAGCCGGACCGCTGGCGCGACACGGTGAGTATGACTGTTGACGGTGTGCCTATCTTTGGGCGCTCCTATGAGTACTGCCGCAACTACTGGTCAGACGAGGCACAGACCGCAGTGCCTCAGTTCTACGCCGACTACGACTACAACCACTGGCTCATAACACCAACGCCGGTCTCCGCGCAGGCGCTGGAGGTGATGTACTACGAGCAGCCTAGATTTTTGGGCGAGGACTTCCAGACCAACTGGATTACTGAGTACGCGCCAGACCTGCTGTTGTACGCCACCCTGCTAGAAGCTACCCCGTTCTTGAAGAAAGACGAGCGCATGGCCACTTGGCAGCAGATGTACGACCGTTCGGCGCAGGCGCTCAACGGCGAGGACCTAAAGAAAATCATGGACCGTAGCGCCCAAAGGACTGAAGCATGACCTTTTACACTTACGTTCACAGCCGTGATTCTGACAACAAGCCTTTTTACGTTGGAAAAGGTAAAAGCAAGCGCGCGCATGACGTAGTTGGTAGGAACCGACATTGGAGTAGCGTCGTTGCAAAACATGGCTTAAAAGTTGATATTGCAGCAGAATGGCCTACAGAAGTAGAGGCATTCGAGCACGAGAAGTTCTTGATTCTGTGCTTCAGAGACATGAAGATGCCTTTGGTGAATATGACCGATGGGGGCGAAGGTATTTCTGGATATAAATACAGCCCTGAACATCGAGAGCGCCAAAGAATTTCATCCACTGGGCGAAAACACACGCACGAGACCCGATCAAAAATATCAGAAGCAAACAAGGGTCGTTCTTTCACAAATGAAACCCTAAAGCGAATGTCAGCGGCAGCAAAAATACGTGCCGCAACGCCTGAATTTATCGCAAGAAACACTGGCGAAAATAACCCAATGAAGCGATCAGAAATTGCTGAACGTAGCGGCGCAGCTCAACGTGGTAAAAAGTTGACGGACGAACACAAGCTAAAAATTAGTATCACTGGGAAAGGCCATATCGGCGCGAACAAGGGAAAGACATTTGGGCCCGATGTACGCGCAAAGATGTCTGCCGCAGGCAAGGGTCGCCCAAAGTCTGAAGAACACAAGCGGAAGATTTCTGAGGCGAATAAAGCCTATGCCGTAAAGAAGAAAGAGGCATCAAAATGACTATTTATCAAAACACGTTTGGCGGGGCGAACATCTACCCAAGCGAGATTGACTACAGCGCCACAACGCTGACCGCAGACATCACGCTGAGCTGGCCGGTCGAGACCTCGACTAGTCAGAACCTGGCCACCAAAATCATGGACGTCACACCGGCGTCCGCAGGTCTGTCTATCACGCTACCACCGGCAAACAAAACCGGCACCGGCCAGACAATCCTTTTCAACAACCTGGGTGCGTCAACATTCACAGTCAAGCGCGCAGACGGCGTACAGGTCGTCACAGTGGCCTCTGGTACGCTCTGGCAGGTATACCTCACAAACAATAGCACTGCGGCTGGTACGTGGGTGGCGCTCCAGTACGGGGCATCAACCTCGCAGGTTAACGCATCATCGTTGGCTGGAAATGGCATCGTGGCCACGGGCACACTGCTGGCGCAGTCGGTACCTGTTGTGCAGTTCAACAGTAACTACACAGCTGGCTTGCAAGACCGGGCGCAGATGTTCGTTTGGACCGGCCCTGGCGGTACGCTGACCCTCCCAGCCCCGACTACCGTGGGTGGTAACTGGTTCTGCTACTTGCGAAACTCGGGGTCTGGCGCAATCGTGGCTGACCCTGCGGGTACAATTTTGATTGACGGAGGCGCAACGTTATCGTTCCAGCCGGGTGAGTCGGCTATCGTCGTTACGGACGGTTCAAACTACTTCACGATCGGCTTTGGCCAGTCGGCAATGTTTGCGTTTGACTACACGTCCATCAGCGTTCCCGGCTCTGGCAACTACGCCCTAACAGGCACCGAGCTCAACCGAATCGCATACTCGTTCACGGGTACGCTAACGGGTAACAGGGCAATCATTGTTCCGGCTACGGTGCAGCAATACTGGGTGACCAACGCCACAACGGGCGCGTACAACTTCACCATTAAAACCTCGTCAGGTGCTGGTGTTTTGGTGGCGTCTGGCTCGCGTTCAATTCTGTACTGCGACGGTACAAATGTGGTCAACGCCGCAACAGGGGGCTTGGCCACACCTATTCAAGTGGCTGACGGCGGTACAGGCGCAACGACTGCATCCTCGGCGCGAATTAACCTCGGCGCATCATCCGTGGGTGACGCGGTGTTCACAGCGGCCACCGGCAACGCGGCCTACGCCGCTTTGGGTATTGCGCCCTCGGGTGTTGTGACTGGCGGGACGTTCTGATGCCAACGCAAGTGCTCAAGTCGCAACCGGGTATCAAACGCGACGGCACCAAGTTCGATGGTGACTTCTACGTCGACGGGCAATGGGTGCGGTTTCAGCGCGGCCTGCCGCGCAAGATCGGCGGCTACCGCTCTATCACCAAATACTTGGCCGAGATTTCGCGTGGTTTTATGAGCTTCACGCAGCAACTGCTGCAGTATTGCCACAGCGGAGGCCCGAGTACGTTGGAGCGATTCACGATTGACGCTAGCAAGAACGCCAGTCTGATTTCCAGCCGCACCCCAGTGGCCACGGCGGCGACGGGCTCCGTGACGCTCACGGGTGGCTCGTCCGGCTCAGTGAACGCAATAACGGTCAACGGTGTGCAAATCATGTCGGGCGCTGTGGCGTTTACAACCGACCTATCCACCACGGCAACGGCGGTAGCTACGAACATCAACCTACACACCTCGACGCCGGATTACACAGCAGCGGCGGTTGGTCCGGTCATTACTATTACGTCCGTTACGACCGGTATGGCCGTCAACGGTTACGTGGTCGCCGCGACTACAACCACCATCACTGCCACCGACACCGACATGGTGGGCGGCGGTGACGCGCTGACCGTCTCGGATGCCAATCGCTGGATGTTTCAGGCTGTGTTTGATTCGTCAACCTCTTACAACGCACTGCTGGCGCACGTCTCGCCCAACGGTCGCTGTTTGTGTAACGACTTGGGTGGCCAGATTTTCTACGGCGACCTGTTGGGTACGGCACCACTGCAAAGCGTTCAGCTTCCCGCTGGGGCAAATGTGACGGGCGGTATCGTGGCTCTTCACCCGTACATGTTTTACTACGGTACGGCAGGTATTATTGGTTGGTCCGTGGCCGGTGAGCCCACCAACCTGACCGGCGCAGGCTCTGGTGTTGCTCGGGTGTGGGGTCAGAAGATCGTCAAGGGTATACCCTTACGCGCTGGCGCTGGCTCGGCTCCTGCTGGCTTGTTTTGGGCCTATGACGCAGTGATTCGTGCAACCTTCAGCGGTGGGGCGTCCGTTTTTCAGTTTGACGTGATTGCCTCTGACACATCCATCCTGTCGGCTGACTCGGTGGTAGACTACGACGGTGTGTTCTTCTGGGCGGGTGTTGACCGCTTCTTTATGTTCAACGGCGTGGTGCGCGATGTGCCAAACCAGATGAACATCAACTACTTTCTAGAAGGCCTAAACCCGCAGCAGCACAGCAAGGTGTTTGCCTATAAGGTTCCCCGGTTTGGTGAAATCTGGTGGTGCTACCCCAAAGGTGACGCCACCGAATGCACGCATGCCGTGATCTACAACGTGCGCGAGAACACCTGGTATGACACCGCGCTACCCACCTCGGGCCGCTCGGCTGGTGGTTACAACAATGCGTTTATGTCCCCTATCTTGGTGGATGCCGTGCCAACGCTAAGCGGCCACCGTACATGGGTGCATGAGCAAGGGGTAGACGAGATCGACGGCACTGTGGCCGCGCCCATCCAGTCGTACTTCGAGACTGCAGACCTTTCCTCAATAGCGCAGGGTCAAGACGGCTATTTGCGCGTCAGCACCATCGAGCCAGACTTTGTGCAGAAAGGCCCAATGACCGTGCAGATCACTGGCCGGGCCAACGCACGTGCCCCCGAGGTGACAAGCTCTTTATTCACGTTCCCCGAGCAGGCCAACCAACCCTATGAACAGATTGTCATGCTCAAAGAGCAGCGCCGCGAGTTGCGCGCTCGGTTTGAGTCAAACGCACTATATGGCGATTACCAGATGGGGCAGATCATTGCGCACCTTGATACGGGCGACAGGACGGTGCTGGGATGACCGCAATCACACGACCTTCAAACATGCCACTACAAGACTGGGCAGATCAAATGTCCCTTGACTTAGATCAGTACGGCACTGTGGGGCGACTGTTAGACGAAGTTAGGTGGCGAGACTGGGCGGTGCAGTTTTTAAACAACACGTCATTGGGTCGAAATCTGCCCAACCCGTATTCATTTGATAAATGGCAAGACTGGGCAGAACGATTCTGCCAGAGTTTGTCTTAACGACTTTTTAGGAGATTCCAGCGTGAACGAACAACTATTCAACGTGTTGCAAAACAACCCCCAAGTCCGCCAAGCCATCGAGCAGGGGGTGGCCGGTTTGCAGGGCGACCCAGACATCACCCCTGAAACGGTTGACCAGCTGATTAACATGTTCGGATACGTTCTTGAGAACCCTCAGGCGTACCCACAGTTGAGGCAGCAGGCTATTCAGGGCGGTCAACTGGACGAGGAGGACCTTCCCGCTGAATACGATGAGGCCACGGTGACCATTATGGTCATGACCCTAAAAGTATTGAAGCAGCGCATGATGGGACAGCCGGGCGGCGCTCCCCATGGTGAGCCGGTGTCGCAAGTGCATCAGGGTGGTCAACCGCCTGCATTCGCACGTGGCGGCTTGAACCAAATCGCGGCTGCCGGGCGTCGTGGTGACACCCAGCTCGCGCACATTAACCCTTTCGAAGCCCAAGTGCTCAAGTCTTACGGCGGCTCAGGCACGATTAATCCAGCCACCGGCCTACCTGAGTTTGGTTTTTTAAGTAAGGCTTGGAAAGCTGTTAAAAGTGTCGCTAAGGTGGCTGCACCCATTGCCGCAATGTTTGTGGCTCCTTACTTAGCCCCTTATTTGGGCGGCAGCATGCTCGCTGCTGGTGCGGCGGCTGGGGGTCTGGGAGCGGCGCTCACGGGTGGTAATGTGCTCCAAGGTGCTGCCCTGGGTGGCCTCAGCGGTGGCTTAGGTGGTATGGCTGGCGGGGCGGCTAACAACGCCCTCGGGTTGGGTCTTGGCACCACCGGGCAGGCTATTTTAGGCGGTGGTCTTGTGGGTGGTGCCGTAGGGCAGGCGAACGGTCAGGGTTTTGCTCAAGGCGCTGCGCAGGGTGCGTTGGGTCAGTACGTGGGTGGTCAAATGGGCTCAACGGGTGCCGGTGGCGACTTCGGTAGGGGTCTGTCCGCCGGTGGTCAGCAGTTCGGCAACATGCTCACCGCAGGTTACGACCCTAAAACGGCTGCGCAGGGAGGCGTACTGGGCGGCCTGGCTGCGGGTATGATGCCGACAACCCCGAGCAACCAGGGTCTGAAGCCTTCCACTGCGGTGGTTGACGGGTTGAGCACGCCGTCTATGCCTTCTACTATGGATTACGGCCTGGCGAGCGGCCAAGCCACCCTACCCACCGGGTACGATGTGGGTGATATGGGTTCAGGTGTAACGGCCCCTCCTTCAGCACTGTCCCTACCCGCTGCCGGATCGGCTGGCGGTTTCGGCCTCAACACCGGCACAGCACTGAAAGGTCTAGCCCTGTCGAGCATGTTGCAAAAACAAGGCGCTCCGCAGCAGGTTCAAGAGGCCGTGAGTAGTATGTCCCCCGCTCAGCAGGAATACTTTAACCGTCCTTCGGTCATGTGGGACTGGGGTAAATTGCAAACAGACGCGTCCAATTCAGGCCTCGGCTTGAGTGATTACATGGCCCAGAACTGGAACACTGTTTCATCAGGGGCTTATAATCAACCCGAAGTGCCTAAACTGGCTCGCGGCGGTGCATTGTCGCAGATAGCCTACGCGGTGGGTGGCTCGGGTTCGGGTCGAGCGGACACGATTGACGCGAAACTGTCTGACGGTGAATACGTTATGGATGCGGAAACGGTTGCAATGCTGGGTGACGGCTCGGGTAAAGAGGGTGCTCTTCGGCTTGACAAAATGCGCTCAGAATTACGTGCCCACAAAGGTAAAAACCTGTCGCGTGGGCAGATCAGCCCTAACGCTAAATCGCCTCTCGCCTATTTGAAAGGAGCCCGATAATGGCTAGTAGTTTGTTTCAAGGTGCGCCCCAGACGGCGACTTCATACACCACCTCGTCCACCGAGACCCCTAAGTGGATGCAGGATGCGATTTACAACCAGATTCAGATGGCTCAGAACGTGGCTAATAAGCCCTATGAGCCGTACTCAGCCCCCACGGTGGCTGGGTTGTCTCCGTTGCAACAAAAGGCCTACGCCAACGTACAGGCTAACCAGGGTTCATGGTCTCCGACGATGGCAGCTGCTCGGTCGGGTATGCAGGATGTGGCCGGGGCCACCACCGCAGGCGGCTTGCAGACCACCCAATCCGGGTACCTCACACCCGGCTCAGCACAGCAGAACTTGGCTGAGGGTCAGGCTTATTACGGACGCGCCGGACAGCAAGACATCATGTCGGCGGCGAACCCCTACCTGCGGACTGCCTCCGGTACGGCAACCGAGAACATCAGCAACTACATGAATCCGTACACGCAAAACGTAACGGATCAAATCGCAAAGCTCGGCGCTCGGAATTTGACTGAGAACCTGCTACCCGGGATGTCTGACCAGTTCATCAGGTCGGGTCAGTTCGGCGGCACCCGTATGGGTGAGTTCGGTTCACGCGCTTTGCGAGACACGCAAGAGTCTATTTTGAACCAACAGTCGCAGGCTCTACAGGCGGGTTACGGGCAGGCGCTCAGCGCGTCTCAGGCCGACTTAGCCCGTCAGCTACAGCTCGCCAGCACGGCAGGCTCCCTCACGGGGCAAACCCAGCAGGGGCTGGCCTCTCTGGGTCAGGCACAGACCAACGCGGGTCAGGCGCAGCAGCAAGCCGGACTCACCGCAGCTCAGGCCGCACAACAGGCCCAGGCTGCCGATCTGGCTCGCCAACAGTCCGCACTCGGCAGCATGGCCAGCATGGCGCAACAGCAACAGGGTATGCAGGCTGCGGATGTGGCTTCGCTGGAAGGTGCCGGAATGGCGCAACAGGCGCAAAATCAAGCCCAATTGAACGCAGCTCAAACCCAGTACAACAACGCGCTCAACTACCCTAAACAGCAACTCGACTGGCTGAGCACGCAGGTGCGGGGTATGGCCCCAATCACACCCACCAACACCACGGGCTCAGGTGCCACCACGGGCGCTACGTACTCGGCCTCGCCGTTGTCACAGCTCGCAACAGGCCTGTACGCGTACAAGGGCTTGAACGCTCTCGGTTAACGGTAACAAGGAATAGACATGGGCCAAGAACTTGATCAATTGTTGAAGCAGTACGGAGTGATGTCTCCAACCGTACACAGCGGCCCTCCTGCCGCCCAGATGACCCCTGTTCGCATGGCGGACGGTGGTTTTAATGACCTGGTTGATACGTACGACCTGGGCGAACCTCAAGCCGCGCAGGGTGTTGCGATCTCGCAGCTCATGACCCCTGAACAGGTTACTGTCCCTACGGCCACGCAGACTCAGCAAGCCATCCCGGCCCAACCAACGTACGGTCGAACTATGCCTGCGGGTCTGGCTGAGATGTTGGGTAAATACCAAGGTGAAGGTGTTTATGGCCCAGAGCTGAAACTAGCGCGTGAAGCCTCATCTCGCGAGAACGATGCGTTCAATAAGCTCCTGCAAGACGCTGTTACAAAGAAAACCGACAACGCCCCGTCTAAAGCTGAGATGTACTTTCGCCTAGCTTCGGCTTTTGGCGCACCCACGAGAACTGGCGGCTTCGCTGAGACCCTGGGTAACGTGGGTAAAACCCTGGGGGAGCACGCCAAAGAGACCCGAGAGGCTGAGAAAGCCGGTAGTGCCGGGCGTCTGGCTTTGTCGCTGGAAGCTCAGAAAAACAAAATGGCCGGGGCTAAAGAAGACCTCACCACCCTGCGCAGCCTAGCTGGTGAAGAAATGCGAGACAAACGTGCGGTTGCCTCCAAAATGATGGAAGAATATATCAAATCCGGACAGCCACAATCCACAGCCGGTAAACAGGCCGTAGACGAGGGCTTGGCGCAGGGCACCCCCGCATTCCAGAAGCGAGTAAGCCAAATCGCTGAACAGGCTATTGAAAAACAGATGGCTTCTATAAACGCCACCATGGCGGGGATGTCTGCTCAACAGGCCTCTGCCAGCCTTGCCCAGCAGAAGTTTGGATTCCAACAAGAGCAGGCTCAGAAGCTGACCGGCCCAGAGATGAAGCTCAAGACGGACACCGAGGATATTCTGGCGCAGACGTCGCAGGCTTACGGAAATCTTAAAAAGGCTCTTAATCTCAACCCCAGCACGTTCGACACATCGCTTGTGGACACGGCACAACGTAAAGCTCTGGAGGCTGTTGGCAGTAAAGACCCGAAGGTCATCAACACGCGCGAGCTGGAGAATATGCTTGAAAAAGCAGCCCTGTCTCAGTTGAAGGCCACGTTCCCAGGCGCAATCTCCAACGACGAGCGTAACGCTTTGCTGGCCACGCAAGGCTTGGCTTCAAAAAGCGTTGAAGAGCGCGGCAGAATTATGAATAGTGCTGCGGAGGCTTTAAAGTCGGTTTACGCGCGCAATAAAAAGCGCCTGAACGAAATTAACTCGGGTTCGTACCGTGCAACCCAAATACCAGGGGGGGATGAGTAATGGCCGATCAACTTAAAGGTGCAGCTCGTGCATTTCTCGGCCAGGGTTTGGGCATGGGCTGGGGCGACGAGGGTGAGGCATGGCTTCGCTCCAAGCTCGGCGACGAAGGGTATGAGAACAACCTGAAACGCATTCGTCAGGAGTACGGCCAGTATTCCAAAGAAAGTCCTTTTGTCTCCGGTGCCGCCGAGTTTGCAGGCGGCATGGCTCCAGCGGTCGGCATGATGTTTGTGCCCGGCGCTCAAGGCGCGGCGGCTGCCCAAGCGCAACGTACAACAGCGGGTACACTGGCGCGTTTGGCAGGCCTTGGTGCGGCTACGGGAACTGTGTCGGGCGCTGGATCGGCTGAGGAAGGCGGGCGCACCAGTGGCGCTGTGGCTGGTGGATTTTTAGGCGCTGGGCTTGGCTTGGGCGTGCCGGTTGCCATGCGCGGCGCCAAGGGTGCAAGCCAGTGGTTGCGCGACCGACTTGCGCCCAGCGAGTCTGCAATTGCGACACGTGCTGGCGAGAAGCTCACAGGGGCCATGAAAGAGTCAAACCTTACGCCAGAGCAGATTGAGCAAATGATGGCTCGCGATCGCTCGAGGGGTGTGCCGAGCACCGTGGCC